TTTTTGTGGTGGGGAATGGTTGTGTATTAATATCATTTGTAAGCAATAACACGACCGCCGATATATGTTATTTGATATTAACTCTTGTTTTAGTAACATCGCCTGTTTTCGCCCCAACGATGCTTTGCGAGATTTGAGGAGTGGACCATCTAATGGGTCCCCATTACTCTTTCAACTATATAGCGCAACTTAGGGGACATCCCTGCGTTTTACCCAATTTAGCGCATTTTTAACTAAAAAAAGCAACTAAGTATCTATTATCTTGCCTTGAAAGTCCTTCCACAAAGAAAGAATGACAAGACAATAGATACTTAATCGCCTTATAATATTCTTTGTTAGTACTATAACCGCTTTCAATCAGTATTTCTTAATTGCACATATAGTTTATCAAATATTCTACTTTGTGTCAAGTACCACATTAAAAATCACTTAACAACCACTATTCCCCCTATTTTTCCACTGTTATCAATTTGTGCTTATTATATAAGTGTGATTCCAGGTGTTTATATTGAATATTACAAACAGGGCAATTGCGCCAACCTTTGTTGTTCATTTTTTTTATATTTTCTAGTTGCATTTTTATAGCCATTTGACTCCGGTACACATTCTTCGCCCCTTTTTGACCCTTGACGAATCTGTGTTTTATACCACCTTTTTCAAAGTTTTTTAAATATTCTTCCCTGTGTTCGTTAAATCTTTCTGATTTCTTTGTGTGAACCGAGAGACTAATCAGCGCAAAATTATGCGGGAGTCCGTATGCTTCTTTGTAGTCTTTTGCCAAGATCTTGTGGCCGTGCCAGAGATGGCTTCCTAGGTGCTTGAATTTTTTTCCGCACACCTTACAAATAATTCTTTCATCTTCATTTTTGTTCTCTTTTTTTTGTCTGACGTTTATTTTCATATGATTATATTTTAATAATTTTTTAGAACTCTATTTAACGCTGAATCCATTGCTGTTTCAGAGTTTTTGTTTTTTTTGCCCTCTATAACTTGGTCGAATATGCCTTGTTTTGTATCTAAAATACCTTTCATATCCTCATCTATAGTATCTATGGTCACCAATTGGTATATGTTCACATTACTTGCTGTTTGACTCGGGCGATGTAGCCTATCATGACTTTGTTGTAAATCAGCTGGGTTCCATGGGTAGTCTATCCCAATGAAATTTTGAGCCGCAGTTAGAGTTATTCCTGTCCCGGCGGATTTATATCCTCCTAAAAAAATTTTTATATTTTTATTAGTTTGAAATGCTTTTACTATTTCTCCTCTTTCTTGCACTGGAGTTTCTCCAGAAATCATAACAGCCTCTTCTTTAAAAAACTCCTTTAGAGTCTTCAGTGGCTCAATAAATGATGAGAAGATCAGAACCTTTTCACCAGAATCCGTTATGCTCGTGGCCAACTCCTTTGCTACGTTTATTTTTCCTTGTGCACACAACTTTCTTAATAAGTTTAGTTGCACAAGTTTTTCCGCTGACATAGACTTAGAAACATCCGCTTTTTTCATTCCCATATTGTCTCTTAAATACTTAGCCAGGTCTTCCGCTACTTCTCTGTATTCCTTTTCTATGCTCCTATCTAGTTTCACAGGTATGTCGATAAAGTTTTTCGGTGGCAACTCTTTTAAGACTTGAGATTTATCTCTTCGGATAAAATAACGTTTTATTTTTTCATGTAACTCTCCAATATTTGACGCGCCAGACGTATCAAGTCCCCATCTTGTTTGTTTCATCGCACAGAATCTGCGTGCGTAACCATACCAATCACTCCATGTTTTTGGATCTATTATATTTAACAAGGAGAACAACTCTGCGGGCCTAGATAACAATGGTGTTCCTGAAAGCAAAACCACAGACTTTATGTCCCTCGACAGTGCTCTAAATGCCTTTGTCCTCAATGTTGAGGTTGATTTGATATATTGGCATTCGTCCCCAAAAACTGAGCAAAAACGTGTTTTTGACAGCTGTTTAAAATGTTTTTTTAATAAGTCATAATTTATTATCCAAAAATTTATATCTGGATCAATTTTAGATATATCTGTGTTACTGTCAATAATAACACTAGACATATTTGTCCATTTTTCAATCTCACTTTTCCATGCGAATTTTACCGAAGCAGGTGAAACAATTAATACTCTCTTAAATTTCGTGTGTTTAGCATAAGCTATCGCTTGTGCAGATTTGCCACATCCGGGGGAATCCGCTATAATAGCCCTACCACCAGAGGCGACTAAAAACTCTACTCCAATTTTTTGGTATTCATACAATTTACCTTTCAATCCTTTTATATTGAAATCTGTTTTTTCTTTTGATTTTATTATCGAAACATCATCTTTTTTCTTTTTTATATTGTTTAACCAAATCTGTTCTTGCTCAACAATAGACCTTACTTCATGTGAAATTTCAATTTCTGGGAATTTTTCAGCCAGGACGGGGATCAATATAGAATCAGAAAAAGCCCAGAACTTCAACTCTCCCTCAACTGAAAAAGAAAATCTTTCCCAGCCAAAAGTATCTTTTAGTTGACGACAAAAATCTACTTTGTCTTGTGAATATTCGTAGAACAAAGCAAATCTATGGTATCTCGATTTTTGAAAAATTATTTTCATATTTTTTATTTTAAATCTCTTTATTCTCTACTCATATAAATCAAGAATATTGTCTTGATAGATCATATTTCTTATTTCTTCCATTATCTCGCTGGCGGTTTTTTCTGTTCCATATTTCAAGTATCCCCTCAGCGTATTATCTATGTCCCATAGTAATCCAAAAGCATCGTCTGTTGATAAAATTCTTTTTGCTTTTTTCTTGTCGCAATTCAAAAATTTAACTTGGATATCCTCTTCCACATTCAATAATACATCTTTTTTGCTTATGTTTTTTTTATCTTGCTTGTTCATTATATTTTGAATACAGGTCTTGTTCCACTTTTCTTTATTCTCGGATCATCGACTTCTACTCCATATTGATTAAATATTTTACCTCCCATAATATTTTGTGCTTCAAATAATATTTTATGTATCTTTTCCTTGTTTATTATATTTGTTTTTTCATACAGATATTTACAAATATTCGTATCAAGAATATGGCTATATAGTTTAACAACCAGCCTAGCGGCCTCATGCTCTCCATTTTGCCATAAAAAAATTATTTCATTTACAACTTCTTTTTGGGTCATCATATTTTTTTTTATATTCTTTATGCATGCTTTCAATTTCTCTTTCAATTTTAACATCATTTTCTATTTCCCACAATAAAAGTTCAATATTTTCAATTTGTTGCTTTAGGCACATTATCCCCATTTCTATTTTTTGATCATCAGTTTGATACATGTTATTTTTTTAATTCCCATAACTTTTCAACCTCTAAATTAAATTTATATAGTTTTTGCATTTCACATTCAAACCATTTATCGTCTCTCTCAACCATTCCTAGGTGCTTCAGATATAATCCATCATCATTTTTCACTGGCTGGTAGATGTGTCCTCTTTTTTTGTTAAACATGCTACAGTATAATTTAACCTGATGCTCAGCCCAAGGTTTCATTTTGTCCATTGTTTTTTCCGATGTCTTAAATTCCCACACGTCATCAGGTAGATGCGGTGGTAGATAATCAACTTTTCCAACAAGCGTTATGCCTTTATAGGTTATTTCTCTTTTTATTTCTGAATATTTTTTATCCAATAATTCCTCTATTTGTCCGTGCATTGCTATCCCATTCCACATCACCATCAACTCTTTCATTGTTTTTTCCGATGGGTTTATCCATTGTTCAGGAGTAACCCAGCCGTGCGTAATTGCATAAAATTCTGATGAGTTATATCTTCTCCTCACTCGTTGCCTAGTCGCCATTTTAGCCCTTAGATTAGGTCTTAAGTCTATATCGTACATATTTTTAAATTTTAATTTTTATTTGTTCGCTTTGAATTTTATAGCTATTAAAGCTTCACTTTTTATTTGTCTTATACGTTCTCTTGTTACTTTATATTTGTCTGCAATTTCCTGTAAGGAATGTCGAACTTGTTGATCAATCCCATAAAAACGAGACACAACATCTATTTCTTTTTCCGTTAGTAGGTGCTTAAACTTCTTATAAGCCACATATACCTTTTCTGCCTCAACTTCCATATTATTATTTTTTAGTTATTATAAAGCATATCTTAGCAGTCAGCTTTATATTTGTCAAGGTTAGTTACCCCCTAGCAATGTTATCTTCCAAACATTGATTAACTTCTCCCTCTATTTCATCGTCTCTCATCATTTGTGCTCTTTCTATCAAATCTTCTTTTGTGTGTGCTTCTTCTTGTATGTTTTTTACAGCTTCATCGTAACCACTATTAGTTGTTTTAACCATCAGCAAATCCTCTTGTTGTTTCCTGTCTAGGGTTGGTTTATTTAATTTGTTTGAAATATCATCTAATCTGTCTATCACTGCCTCCAATCTTGTAATAATTTTGTCTTCAAATATGTTCATACGGGTATTTTTAATTAATTAGAAAAGAATTGAACGCAAACATTTTCGTAGCAACCAAAGCCTGCTTGCTTAAAGTCTCCAAGAATATTCATTCTATGAGTTGGCGAATTCATTAATCCCGCATGCATCAACTCAGTAGTTTCAAAGTTTTTTGCTAAATTCTCCCCGACATGTGTCCATTTAAAGCACGATTTAATTAAATTTTTATAAGGCGTTTCCCCGTTATAATAGTGAGAAAACTCTCCAGAAGACACAATTTGTTCAGCTCTTTCTCTCGCCCTCATTTTTAAACAATCATTATTCTTTAACTTGAATACACGCTCCTTATTTGTTAGAGCTAATAGATCATCCTCTATTTTATTTATTTTTTGATAATAGCTTCGTTTTGCCTCGTCCACGGGCGTCTCTACTTTTATTTTTTCAGCATTTTCGATTTCAATTCTTTCTTCTTCTACTGCATTTTTTAAAATATTTTTCGTGTTATATAATACAGATAATAGTAACAACAACAAACTTACAAAAAAGACTCCTAATAAAGCTATAAAAAAACTTTTTTTATTCTCTTCCATGTTTTTTTTATTAATAATTAATGTTTCTAAAAAGAGCAGTTCCGGCGTCAAACTGTCTTAGAGTTCACGCCGGAGTTTAGCTTTTCACAGCCAGTTGCCCTAGTTAATGCCACAGTCGTCAGCCGAAACCAAGACAGGGAACATTACATAACTTACAATTTAGAGCATTAGACGATCTCTTTCTTTGTAATTTATACTTAAATATTACACCCTTTCTTTCTATTTGTCAAGTAACACTTGTTTACCCTTAAAAAAAGGACTAATGTATGCTTGTTTACAAATAATTAAATTAAATTATATTATATGGAAAAAAATGTTTTTTCGACAAGAGACCTGTATCTAGCCTCAACACTCGTAACTCTTAAATTCCCAGTTATTAGAATAGATTTCCAAATAGAGGGGATCAAACCAAGGGGGATAGGTTATTTTAATTTTGACGAAACACCTGAATTGTTAGTCGCCAGAAGCCAATACAACCAAGGTATGGTTCTAGTCGAGCCAAGGATGTATATCAACAATCTACAATCATTGAAAGCGGAAGTCATAAATATGCAGCAAAATCCCAATAACAATAGATAATACCGAAGATAATACCGACTTTTTTTGTGCTTGACAAAAAACAACATAGCAGATATGATAGATTTAGGTTGAAAACTAAAAACTAACACATTGC